CATTGGCAATCGATCGTCGGGTTCCAGCCAGGATATCGGTTCGCGAGCGGCCCACCAACCTCGATACAGGGCATCCACACCTCGTCTGGACCGTGCCAGATATACCAATCGTTCTCACAGGGATGTTCGTATGGTTCGCAACCGTCAGGGCAGTTCGCGTTCCGGGCGAGATGGTATTCCCGCGCGCTTTGAATCTCCGTGGGAAGAGGGTGGGATTTATAAAAGAGCGCCCACCCAAAGCAGCGCGGGGGCTGCCAGTCTCCGTCTATGTCGTCCCTGCACTCGGTGAACAGAACTGCAGGTGGGCGTGAGTCTAGGTTTGTGGCATAGGGGTCACCTTCCCATGGGTAATGGAACCGTGTCCACCGCCAGTAACGTGCAAGATTGTACTCGCCCTGTGGATACCTGAGAATGGGTTCGCCGCAAAAACAGTCCCGCCCTCGACAGCGCTTGGCTACGAGATAGTATCCTGCGCGTCCGTAGCTCGCGTAATACTCGCAAAAGCGCCCCTCGCACGGGCACTCTTCTGCCGGTTCCTCTTCGGGAATGCACTCCCGCCATACGGAAAGGCCCTGCCACTCACACGGAGGCCCTGGACATTTGTAGCCTGCTATGCAGGTCTGCTCCGCGGCCACATAGATCTGTCGTCCTGTGTCGAACTCGTAAATACAGTAGCCATATGTCGTCTCACTCGTCGTCGTCGTCAGTGGCGGAGGGGGCGGAGGTAGATCGTAGCTGGTAGTCGTCGTTGTGGCCGATGGTGTACACGAGGACAGAAACGTGTCCCCGTTTTTCAGGACGATGCGAGGCGACACTCGCGGTGGCGCGCACTGGCACCCAGAGGGGCAGTCGCGGTCCCCGTGGGGCACCCACTGCCCGTTCCAGTAAGCGATTCTACAACGATAGAGACAGGTGGCCATTAGGGTGGTGGTTCTGTGCAGTTGTACCTAGGACAAACACACATGCAGCCGGCGATTCCAATAGTACCACAGACCGGCCGCGAGTTCTCTCCCTCACACCGGCCGCTTACGCGGTTGCCATCATAACATGGTACCGGAAGGGCAATGTCGGGGCACTGGCACCCGCTGTCGTCACCGAAATCCTCGCACGAGTGTACGCGTATCCACTGGCCGCCCCGGCACTCCCAGACACAACTCCCCTGGCAGGGGATTTTTTCTGGAGGACCAGCACAAACGCAATCCTGGCAGCGCTCTCGCCGCACTCTGCCCGACCACGTCCGGTACTCACACTCAAGGGCGTCGCCCGTTCTGCACGTTGATGTGTACAGTACCCACCCTGCTGGTCTGTCAGGCCACTCGCACCATATGTAGGTGCACTGACCACGACAGCGCAGTGGACGTGGACGGATAGGAGGTGCTCGCCTGATGCAGCGACTTTCGGTGTACTCACATATGTCCACTGGGGGAGGTGCGGCACACGGGCAGTCTGGGCAGCACGTGTTGGAAACGAGATATAGATCGCCATAGGGTGGCGCGGCATACCATACGCATCTGCCTGTCTCGCAGTCGCAATCGCGAGTGGTCGTTGTTGTAGTGCTCGGCAGTTCATCGCAGCACGGATGTCCAACGGGCCATGGTCCGCAGAGCTCATCGAGAGGCTGGCATTCCTCGGGAACCTCAGGACACTCATCTTTACTTGGTCTGCACTCTCCAAAAGCGACGTCGCCAACATCAATGTCCTCGCACTCCGACGGGTAGCAGCAGTGGCAGCCCGTGGAACACTCCATTGTCTCAGGATCATCGGTGTCCGTTCTGACAAACCCATACTCAGTCCAAACCCAGCTACACTCTCCCTCGCAGACCTCTGGAGTGGTGGTCGACGTAGATGTGGTGCAGTCACGGCCCTCAGGAAACGAGCTCTCCTCAGGGCATTCGTCCTGTTTTCGCTCTCGCTGCACGCACTGAGTGTACGTTGATTTACATTCGTAGTCCTGGGTTGTAGTTCCATGCTCTTCTAGGACGATCGTTTCCTCGTCGCAACAAAACTCGGGATAACATGCCTCGCATCCCTCAGGACACGGCTCCTCGAGTTCCCAGTGGCCCTCGGTGTACCGCTGCCCAGTCTGCACCCATCGCCAGGAAGCAAGGCTCCCCTCGCAGGGCGCCTCCTCATCGCAGGAAACCGACCAGGAGGCACCTATGACGTCGCTATCGCACTCGACCTCCACTGGTTCTGGACAAAAACACGGCTGGTGGCATTCGTCCGCATCATCCAGTTTTACCCAGTAGTATCCTTCTGTACTCTGAATACACGTCCAGTAACAGAAGCAGGACGTGCATGGATGCGCTGTTTCGCGCGCTTTTTCAGGATAGACTTTCCCCGGAGTATATCCGGGGTTGTATCCCGGCGGTGTTGTCGTTGTCGTGGTAGGGCAGTCCCACCCCCAGTGCCGAGGCCAATGGGCCGCTCCCAACGATCGGATTGTTGCCCTAGCCGCATGGAGGTCGATTCGCAACCAGTCCGTTTGCTCGGGCAGCAAGGGTATGCCGGCCAGTGCATACTCAGCCACCTTTCCGCCGCGACCCAGGCGGCGCCACAGCCTGCGATGAATCGGGAAAAGGACCCGGTAAAGGCAGTCTTTGGAACAATTGGACTCCACAATTGCTATCTGCAACTCCCCCGGGGCAATCGGCAAGGTCCAGTTATCAAACGAGCGGTCCTCAGGAAACACCCCGTCTCTACACACCGGCGCCAACACATACAGGGACTGTACAGCTGTCCCCTCGATGATGGCCCCCGCAGTCCTGGGACCACTAATCGCGGCAGGCCGGCCGATCTTACGAATGTAGACTATGTCTGTTACATGAGGGATCGCGCACAGATGCGCAGCCAGAGCATCGATAAGGGAGTCGGCTGGTATATCACTCTGTTGCCAGAGCACTGTGTTGGGCACTGTGAGACAGTTATACTCATAGTCACTAGTCGTTGTTGTTGTACTAGTTGATGTTGTTGTGGTCGTAGTGGTGGTAGTTGTAGTCGCGCTTTTTGGGATGCATTCATACGTCGTTGTCGTTGTCGTTGTGCTCGTTGTCGTTGAGGTTGTAGCAAGGTATTCCGGTTGTTCGTCGTACCCGGGAATCGATTCCCGCTGTTCGCCCTCGAGGTAGACAAAGAGCTCGCTGTACTGGCGTATCTCACGTGCCTGGAGATAACGACCGAGGATGGGATGACGAGCTATCTGGTGGAACACCTGCCGCGCAACCGCGGCCCAACTGCTGGTGTCGCGGAGAGAGACTCGCACCTCACGAAGAAAGTAACTCCACGACGAGAGAAGGACCAGATATACACCTGTCAAGCTAATCGGATCCGGACGACCTTTCTTGGCCTCCTCGTCCGCTTCCTCGTACTCGTTTGTGGTCGTTGTGGTGGTTACGGGGGTGTATGGGTAGGGGGAACGGAGCCAACCGATGCGCACCCACCCCACAGGAAACATGGGCAGTGAAAATCGGTCAACTACCTCCTGCTTGTCATCGAGGAACACTATCTCCAGTAGCGGTGCTGGGTGGTTTCTGGCTGTCAGCAGCACCGACCCTGGGAGCACCGTTATCAGTGAGGCGGGCCGAGTAGCGCCTGTGCACCATAGGAGCACGCCCGGCTCGAGCTCTGGCACAGGATCCCACTCGAACGCTCCTAGAGGCAACCCAAGTCCCTGGGGCCCCACACCCCTGCCGCCCACATATCCAGGTGTCCACGTCCGCCGCTGATAAAGCGATCGGTATGCAGGTAGCGCTCGGAGGCGCTCGATATGCTGCTCTACTGCATCATTATAGCCTGTAACAGCAATCGGGGCATCTACATATCTGTAAACGATCTGCATGCTCACATCAGAGCCCAGTCAAAATCAGCCTGAAAATCCATCGCGATGCTCACATAGGACACGTTTCCCTCAACCGGTGATAGCCACTCTACAGGACCGGACGTAGTTGCGGCAAGGCAGCCCCGGAAATTGCCCTCCGGAGGCTCACCGTCGATCACTCGTTCAATGACTCGAGCACACATACTGTACAAAGAGCCATCAGCATCCGTTAACAACATAGTCATCGTACCTGGTTTCTCTGCGGCTAGTCGCACATACAGCCTCACCCGCACGATAAATTCCACTGTACATTGGTACCGGTTTTGTTCAGGTACCCGAAAACGCATATCGCGCGGGGACACGATGGCAAAAACAGCCCCCGGGGGGATCACATCAGGTGCTGTATCGGCCGCAGCAATGAGCACAGAGTCTGAGGGGAGCCTAAGGGCCTCAACAACCCGCTCTTTGAACCAGATCAAGATCTCTTGGGGGGTTACATCCGTCATGCGAGCACCGGTCCAATCCTCTCGCTAAACACCAGTGGTAGACCCCCGTAGGCCTGCTGCTCCCCGGGCGGCACCAGATAGGGTCGCACGATAACCGGCAGCGGAACGCCTTGTGGCGGTGCCCTGTCCAGCACCCACCGGGCTCTCATACTCATGCGGTAAATGTACGCGTCGCCAGTAGGGGAGAGCACTGGTGGATAATAGCGAAACGTCGGTTTGCCGATCAACCACCCTCTAATAGTGTATCGATCTCCACCGGGAAGCGTAACCTGCGTTTGAAAATCTCTCACGCTCGGAAGCTCGGGCAGCGACCCCACGCGCTCACAGTCATAACGGATCTCACGATAACATGCTGTAGCACCTACGCCGACCACTATCGCTGAAACGGGCCCCGCGTCCGAGAGTCGCAGAGCGTGTCTTCCAGTATCGTAGCGATAGATATCCTGGATGCGTGTATAGGTGTACATCCCCAGACCACTATCGGGAGCATACCGCCCGCGGATCTGTTCCGGCCACAGGTTTTCATACGGATCGAAGTCGTCGGCTTTGTAAACTATCGCCTCAACAGGGAAATCAGGTCTCCCCGGGGTCTCAGCCACAGTTTCTGGGGCATCACTTTGGGGTTTTCTGGCCTGGAACCATGGAGGCAACTCTTCTCCCTCAGGAAATCCGTGATCGCACCCGAATGGGTGCTGCAGGTAACACATGAACATCCGTATCAGTGTCCAGTCGCGCACGTCTGGGAAAGGAACCTGGGTGAACCCATAGGGATCACCCTTCCAACTGATGGCAGGATGATAGAGACGATCACCAAAGGGGTAGACAAACCGCGTTTGCTGTCCTCCAGGCACCGGCAGTTGCGGGATGTCCTCCACCCCGTCCTCAATCCCCTGAATTTCACGGCCGGCTTTAAAAATATGCGACTGAATGAAATTCTGTATGCCCTGAGAGTCGGTCGGCAAACTCTCAATCTCCATGTTGAGCGACACCCGCGATTCCAGGCCGAACTCCTCCACAATCTCGCAGTCGCGAATAATAAACGCTGTGCCGTATTGGCTGGCTTTTTGCTTAAATTCAAGAAAAAAGTTCGCCAACTGAACAGCCCTTCGCACCAGCATAAACCGTGGCACGACTGGAGGACCAGTCAGAGTTATTTGTACACCTGCTATTGCTGTGGCCCCGTCCTGCACACGTCTGCGGTGGGTGATGTGCATGGTAGTCGCTGGCCAGGGCGCTGCGTCCTTTGTTTGTCTGTCCACTATCTCGTACTCCAGCCGCAGGCCGTCCTCTCTCACAGCAAACCGTGCAGACTCTCGCCGGAATCCAGGCTCAAGGGGAGGCCAACAAAACGGGCCCCTAAGTTCCTTCAGTGGCCCCTCCTGCACGTGCCCTTGTCTTTCAGGCGGGATCTTCACAACCGGTTTCGTACTGACGAGGCAACCACGTATGGTTCGTGTTATCGCAAAGTTGCTATCGAACGATTCCTCGAGGGCCCACCTGTTGGAGATAACAGTAGGGCTAGGCAACGCACATAATTCCTCTACTGCCTTTCTCTGATATTCGTCACTGGGATAGTGTAACACCACGCTTTCCACTCTCCAGGAGATCGTGCACAGGCGATGGCCCATGATCGACAACACGCGTAGCTCCTGGGGTTGAGGGCCGTTGCGAAAATCGCGAAACGCATACCGGTTATCTATATAGGCCTGCGCAGGCTGAATATCCAGAACCGTCCGGTCATCGATTTGCCACTGACCACCGACCAGTCTATGTGTACGAACGATCACCTGGAGCCTGCGTCGCGGCTCTCGCAGGGCAATAAACATATCCTCCAGCCGCCGCTGTGTATGCGGGCGCGACACGATGCCCCCGCCCTCAGGGTCGAACATCCATGCTCCTGGCGGGGCATCATGCGCGCCCAGGATCCCCTCTACGGTTATGCTGAACCGGGTATACAGCAGGTCAGTGCCTGAATCGTCATATACCATCTCCTGCCGGAAATCGCGGATATGGCAGTTGTAGATCTCTACGTTGTTATAACGAACAATTGTTGGCATTAGCGTGCCCTCGGTTCACGTGGTGGTGGAGGAACAGGCCGCCAGGCCTCCACGTCGGGCCCGCGGCCCCGTGATACCTGCAACAGTGCCGCTATTAGCGGATGAACCTCTGGAGGAGGCGGATTTTTTATCCCAGGAACCAGACTCGCCAAATGGTCCACGATGGAACCCAAGACGGCCAATACGCGATTGAAAAACGTACGCATGATTGAGGCCATCTGCTGAGAGAGAATTTGAATATGCCGCGTACTATCCAACAGTTCACGATAGCTCTGGAGCTCTCGCTGCCACTGCGGCGCTAGTGCAGCAGCTACGGCGGCTCTTTCTCGACGCCTGTATACCTCGACAAGCGCCCTCATCCCAGCAGCAGCCGGGGACACATCCGCGAACTGGTCAAAGATCGCCAAAAGGCGACTGCCTGCTTTTTCCGCAGCGTGCGCGATCATTTGAAACGATTTAACTAGTGCAAAACCCCCAACTGCCAGAAGCCCCAGGGCCTTCAAAACAGGCAGAAACGCGGGGGCCAGTCTCGCGGCTGCGGCCTCTCCAGCAGGGGTGGCCGGCGGTCTAGCTCCTAGAATGCCCGGAGCCGCTGCAGTTTCAGCCACTCGCACTGCACCTACCCCTAGCATCGGTCGTGGAGGTGCTCGCCTGGCTATAGGTGGAGGGGAGGGCGGTGCGGGGATAAGAGGCGGCTCTGCCGCTCGCCTCTCTACCGTAGGCACCCGTACACCTTCCACTGCCTGACTTCCCAAGTCTACAACTTGCTCAAGCTTGTCATCTATTTCCTCCTGCGTTCGGGCCACCGCGGCCAGCCCCTCCGCTACTCGCTGAACCAGCCCAACCCGCTCAGCCAGTTCCGTCAATCGGGGCCGTTCCTCTGCAACTGCACCCTGAGTGGTCGCCGCCCCAGGGATGCGTGCTGTTGCCGCAGCCTGTTGTGTGCCGGCCCGAATCTGTCTGAGAATGTGAAGGAATAGCCGGGCAATCACTTGAGGAACTCCGCACGTGCCTTGTACAGCTGATACTGTACTCTCCCAGTTTCAGGATCGTCAAACAGCACCTCGAAAGCCGTCTGGGGTATCTCGCCTAGGGCCATAGATACAGCCATCATCGTGGGCCATGCGCGTAGCAGTAGAAACTCGTTGAGGTGTAACTCTAAACACACTGAGAGAGAAGGGTCGTCTATAGGGGCGCCTGGGATTTTCCAGACCCAGTCTCCGTAGAGGGCTGCGGCCCGAATCCATGGTCTACTTTTTTTTTAAGATGCTCCAAATGGTGCAAAAATCGCTGGAACAACACCACGATCTCACTCTCTGTTAGTCCTGAGCCAGTCTCGGGATCAAAGCGGCGAAGACCGAAAATCTCCTCTATCGCTTTCAAAAATTCGCTTGTCTCCGGCTCTTTTTGTTCGTCCACTGCAGGCAGGAGCGACACGATATCTGGATCGTGGTGCAGGATACGCCTGTACAGATAGAGCACATCTCCCCATACGATCCGGCGGCCGTTGTAGTACCGGAATAGCGCACCAGACCTTTTTAATCTCCAGCGCCGATATATCCGCAGCATGGGATAATCGCTTTACCGCCGCTGTTGTTGTTGCTTTAAATATTCCAACGGACCGATCCCCTCAGGCAGCTGCACACGACGCCAGCGGCTGTTGACCAACCTGTACAGTCGTCCACCCTTCAGCTTAAAATCCACGCCCGCCGGTCGCTCGAGCGAGAACACTTCAAACTGTTGCTCGGGAGTTTCCTGGGGCTGCGCCACTGCATATGCGGGGTTTATGAGCACTTCCTCTTCTTCTGTCGGAATTCCGGCACCGGTCAGATCGCGGATATCCTGAGCGCGGATTTTCAGCCCCATGTCGAATGCGATCCGCAGGGCTCTCAACCGAGCCTCAACATCGGGTTTGTCTACCTCAATCACGAAGCGGAAATACGAGGGGTCTAGCGTAGGGAAGTTCCACGCAACCAAACGCCTCACTAGTTGATCGGTCAGCGTGTCGGCGAGATTGGATGAGTCATATCTAACAATTTGCAGGAAAGTGTCCAGATGTATACTGGCCAGGTTCGACCCTAGGCCAGTTGGGTGCGCCTCTGTGGTGAGCGTTTGGCCGAGAATGTACCGTTTTATTTGATGGCCGAAATATTCGGAAAGCACCTCCCGAAGGACCTGCGCGCCTGCCAGCGACGGTTCGATCCTCTCCACACCATAAACCGCCCCCTCCGCTCCTGGTGGACGGGGTATCAGCAGCACGTTTTTCGCTACCCCAACGCGTTCCGTTGCTGCTCTTAACATCTCCTGCCGCGCCGTCGTGTTGCCCGTGGGATAGTACCAGAGCTCAATGCCAAATGCCGACCTCTCCAGAAACTCCATAAGCCAACGTAGCGCCTCCTGCTTCTGATACCAGCACCAGTAGACGCGTGTACGGATGCCCACCCCGAAGATACGATCGGCTGTGATAGCGTCCTCATATTCACCATCCTCAATAATATGCCGATGGATGACAACCAGATCACGTCTATGCTGCGGCGGGAAATATGCCAGCCCCCGATGAGTAGGCACTATATGTTCGCGATTGGCCTCCCACCATTGCCGTATTTCCTCGGAGAGCCCTGGCTGTTGTCCTATCAAAATTCCCCACTTCTCCAGAGAGGGAGAACTCAAAGGCGAGTCTAATTGCCAAACGAACTTGTCGCCGTGTATGGGCATCCACGACCGCACACCTACCCACGGCCTGTCGTCAAGCCACATCCACGCATACTCATTGGCCACCCCATACCGGCCGTACCATATAGCGGACATCAGTACATCACGATACTGAGTGAAGCGAGGGATCCGCCGTAACAGGCGGCTTATTATTTCCGCAGCATGTCTGTACACGTTGTCCTGCGTCTCTACCTCGATCCGCCAGTCCAGGAGCGCCGTGGCCCGTTGTCGGAGCTCAACGCATTCCATCACCGTCGGATCGTAGCGCATGGCACGCGCGTATGTGGCGGAGTGCCGCAGAGCCTCGTCAGATGATCGATAGGTGCGAATCGCAGCACCGCCAGAGACTAGACCTACAAACGTTAGCGCGTGAGGAACCAGTGGACGCCCGTTTCCCGGCGGCATCCCGGGAATTGTGTGCACCTGTCCACCTTCAACGATGTAAATCGCATCATCGCTCATATCATGAGAACGGCTTATAGAGGACGTACACGTTATTGATTAGTTTTGGATAACAGTCAAACGTGAGCACCATGATCGATGGGCGCGAGCCTTTGTTTATCTCCATTGGTTCTCGAGGGACTGCCCGCGGAAACTCCCAGTCCACAGTTCCCTGCTTCTGAAAATCCAGCACCAATCGATAAGCCAACCCGTTAACAAAGACAGCAATCCCCGGCCCGGGAACCACCCCTGGGTTATGGTCCGGTATCGAACTGACACGCTTTGCAATCTGGTCGGCCACTGCCGCGTCCCACTTCGTCAGCTCCAGCTGCACAACTGCTCGCTCGCCGTGATAAATGAGTTCCGCCGGCGGGCCGGCATCTCCTCCCCATTCGTCGGTATGCACCTCCTCCCACAACGCCTCCGTGCGGATCCGTGCGCCATCGCGAGTGTACCCTAGTACCCTCAGCTGGTTATTGGCGCAGCCCTCAGGACCAATCCGTATCAGGGCCGGGCCTGCCACATGCACCTGTACTGCCATCCCCAGTCCCCTCGCTACCCTACATCAGCGTCCGCTCTCGATGGATAGTACCGTGAACACCTATCCACCAGCAGGTTCAGTCGATACATGTCCGCTAGCATGGGCGCCTCCGTTCGCGGGAGGCTGCCTGCCTGCGCACTAGGTGTCACGAAAATCAGTTCCCCCGATTCTAGGGCCTTTAGAATCTCGGTTGTTTGCGTCCTCAGAGTCTCATAAATCTGACCACCTAGCGTGTTTACCCTACAGGCCGCAAGCCGGACCATAGCCAACGCACACACCACATCTTTCAGAAACTCTCTATCCGGCCCAGCCAACTGCTCGAGTTCTTCAACCGAATACCGACGGCCCTTCAGCACCGCAGCACGCAGCTGGCCTTCCGCCCCCTGCAATGCAGTGATAACCCGCTCACTGCTCTCAGGGGACTCCTCCTCACGACCGTCGTCTCGGGCCAGCTGCGCTACAAGCCGACGGTCATACCGCAACAGCAAATCGCTGGGGTCAGCCAACATGGTCGGTTACACCACGTTAGTGAACAAAACCGCAGCTGCGGGAGCAACCAACTGGCAATCGAAGTCCTCGACGACGCGCCCCACGGTTCGGCGATTGTCGGGGTCTTCCTTTGTCTCGACCGTCATTTCTTCCTTCATAAAGAACACCAACGCCGCAAAATTCACCACGCCTGCCGACCCTTCCATCCCTCCTGGACGAGCCAGCAACACCGCCTGGTTGTTTGGGAACACGCTCTCCACAACACGTGTTCCGCCTTTGCGGCTTACCACCTTCCGCGTCTCATCGATTACTACTGGATAACCGTACAATACCTCCGGTACACCGTAGCTGACGTTCGTCCTCTCAGTCGCTCCTCGCAAAAAGTCCCAACCCGCCTGGGTCCGCAACATTTCCAGAATTTCCGGCGCTTGAGCGATTGCCCTCGCCACACCAGTGCCCATCACGAGCACGAGATCGTCCTTCGTGACGGCGCCGAGAGTGTCGTTCAAGATAATATCCGCAGCATCGTTCAGGCTCCTCAAAATCCTCCTGCTCGTCAAATCTGAGGTCGCCCACGTGCCCCCGTAGGTGCTGCTTACGTTGATCACGTGTCCACTATCGTGCCGAGTTGAGTCAAACAAAACGTTCGCGGCGGCCTGAGTTCTCGCAGTCATTGCCCTCTGTGCGGCAGCCTGCGCGTGTTTTGCAACGATGTCCCACGACGCTTGCTGCACCGCTTTCCATCCTAGTGTAAATTCGTACGCATATCGCTGCGTCCTGTAGGGACGGAACTCAAACTCACGCGCGCTATCGTTCCGTCGCGGCGCGTCTGCGCCATCGTACCAAACGAACTCCCTTAGATCACTGTAGAGGATCCTCCCCGCATCATCGGGGCTCAAAAATAGATAATACCCTGTGTCACGATCAACAGGTACGACTTGACTATAGCGCGCAACTTTAAACCGTTTCGGGTCGCGCGCAAAGTCCACTGTCAATTTATCCCCGGCCAACGCTACCGGGACGTACGTGTTCGACGCTCCAGGCATTACTAGCGGCATTGCCTTCCTCCCATCTCATTGTTTTTACATTACGACAACGCAGGTCGGATCTTGTTTAACGGTACCACAAACACCCTTATTTTTTGTCCACTACCAGTGGCTGAGTCCAGAGCGACCGCCCCATAGTTGCGGATTGTTGTCCCTGTCGTTTCCACGGGTACCCCACGTCCTGATGAGTCACTACGAAGCAGTTGGCCAGCGGAAATTGTGCCCCCGGCTTCCAGTAAGCAAATTTCTCCTACACTGTATACTGCTATGCTCTGGCCCGCCTGTGCTGCAAGGGGAGTGCCCCCGTAATCGCTCAACGGGGCTCGCTGCGTCCCCTCATGAGAAACGCCTATCACGTCCGCGTTATCTCCAGCCTGTGCCACAGTCCCTGGCCCACTAATCGTGACAAACCGCGACGGCGCAATATTTCCAGATGCCCGAAAATTCAGCACTGCCATTTCTAATTCTCCCTATTTCACTTTGCGACCTGTAACCTGTTCGAGTGCCTCCTCAAATGACAGTTCCACGCCTTTTTCTCGCTGCCGCAGCACCAGTTCTCGCGCTCTCCGGCGATCGTCCTCTGAATACTGTTCACGAGTTTCACCAGGCGCAGGCGGCGTTGCTATCATGGGCAGACGTTCACCTATTGGGATGCGCCGGTAGTTCTCCTCAATGCACCGGAGGTGATCCTCAAACTGCTCATGCCCCATTTTCGGCCAGCGGCAACGCTCCATTTCACGAGATAGATCGAACGCATAGAACTGCCGCAGCGATACCAGACGAGCGTACCGTTCCGCGTTAACCCGCTCAGCCTCAGCTGCCTCGAGCCTGGCCTGCAGCTCCTCAATCCGTTTAGCCATCGCGGAATAAGACTCGCGCGGTTCGGCGCTAGAGTCGCGTTCTCTACCAGCAGCGGCCCCAAACATCCGCCGCTGCGCCTCGGTAAGCTGATGCCCCCGTACCTGTCCCTCTTTTAAAATCTGTTTCGCCTTTTCCGGGTCTATCCGTTCCGATGGCTGTTCCTGGTAGGCCTCCTCGTTGCTTTCCTCCACCTCCTCCACTTCCGCTTCCCTGGCTTGAGCTAGTTCCTCGCTCATCTTCCGCTTTACCCACTGAACCCAGTCCAGCTGTTCCAATGCCTCAATGACGGCTTTCAATAAGTCATCATTCATCGGTCCATACTCCTCGCGCTTCGAAACGTGTTCTGGCACATACGTGTTACTAGCACCCGGCATCACGGCATAACGTTCTACTGTCTGCCCGTTCACCACGGCTGAGTACAGCAGCGTTAGCCCCAGATCCAGCCGCGGAGGTTCGCCGCCCAACAGGGCAATTGGATCAAAATGGGTTTCCTCCAAATTCTCCTTCAAAATAAACTCGGGGCTCCTGCGGGGGTATCGCCGCAGAACGTCCCTATACTCCGGGTACAAATGAATATCCGCAAATATAGCGATCCTCTCTCCTAGAACGCCCAAATAGAACGGCCCCGCAAAACCGACGACAGGCGGATTATCCCCGGGCCCTTTCGTGTGCCCAATAGTCACCGCCGCGTAATCGCCAGTTTGCTCTATCCGCCGATTGCAATTTCTCACTATGGCCGAAAGCAGCCGCCAGTCAAACTGGACCCTGCGACCGTCAGACAAAACTGCCTCGTGACTCACGAACAGAGGCACGTGCCTGACGGTCACAAACCCCCCCTCAGGCAACTGCTTTCCCGGTGCGGTTAACTCGACGGGCGACATAGTGTACGGTTGCTCAACTAAGCTAATCCCTCAACGCATGTCCACCACGATTTTATCGCGCAGCGCTTTCTAAGACAAACCCACTAAATGTCGCATCTCGGGGCGCGGCGGCTTTACCACTTTGAAAACCTGAACGACTTCCATCGGCCTCGGACTCGTTACATACTGTCCGCGCCACAGCACCGTTCGCGGTGCGAACACCTCTACTAGATGTGGCTTGCCCGTTTTGGGGTCGGTTATCCACTGCAGAGTTGCCTTTCGAGGTACATATCCCCCTACAATCCCCGCCAAAAAATAGTCCTTTTTGTGCCCCGAGGCCGTCCCACGAACTCGCAGGTTGTCCCAAACCCAGCCTCCCTTCGAAGGCGCGTCCAAAAAACGGAGAAACTCCTCTGGGGTCACTCCGCGATAACCGTACAGCGACCCCCCAAACTGCCGGACGCGACCCTCCCTCACAACCGTCACTAGGAAACGCACGTAGAGTGTGCCGGTGTCCAGGTCATAGCCGATAGAGTGCACGTTGGACGACTCTACGCGCACCATTTCCCCTGTTACCAACGGGTGATCGGCCGGGAACTGCCGCGGCCCAGTAGCAAACGCGACGATCACCTGTTCACCAACGGCCGCCCTGCGCCTCCGAGTCTCGATCTCCCGCTCAGCAACCGGCACAGTCTCCACGGGCCGGCGTTCTGGAACGGGCGCAAACTGTGACGCCCAGTCCAAAAACCTGGCTGCCGCCTCCACAGCACGCCGCAGTTCTGCGTCCGTGAGTGGCATACCTGGCCTAGGCAGCACCTCAAACCCAAACGCCCGCAATAGTTCGATAGCTATCTGTACAGTATCGAACCGCCTCTGACGCCGCAAGCCGTGGACGATAACGTCGAGCAGGCGCCCAGCTGGCCCCAGTTGTTTTAGAAACTCCCGGAGATACCCCTCAAAGGCCGACCCAGAATAGCGCTCGACGAGCTCAACCTCACGGACAATAGGCCCAACCAAATCCCGAAGTTCACGCACCTCGCGCACAGCACCTAGCATCTCGGCGAGCCCCAGCCTCCCTGTTCCCCCGTAGCGCCGTACGAGCTCGCCAAATCGCGTACGCCAGAACGCCTCCTCCAGTTGCCGCTGGATCTCGCGCTCCGCGTTACGAAATAGGTCACCATTCATACCTCGGCTCCCACGGAATCGATTCCGGGGCCCCCCACGTCACACGATGAACCTCAGGTACCATCGGCGCTGTGGCCGTGAGCAGCCGTACAGCCATCTCCAGTGCATCGGGCCCGTCATCATATCGCCCCAGGGGGAACTCCCTCAACTGGTCCACTAGCATGCGGCATGACGGCACGTCACGAAAACGCAGTTCCCGATGAGCGAGGTACGGCGACAACCGCCGGATCCGCATCACTTTCGGTTCCACGTTCATAATGGGCCACGCCGGAATCCGCAGCCCAAACCTCGACAGCGACTCCCGTTCGAACAGTCTCTCAAACAGGCCGTGGAACTGATTCGTCTCGATGGCCACCCACAGCGGCCGATAACGATCGTAGAGAGAAAACGCCACTCGGATCACCTCCTCTGGTGGACGCACAGCTATGTCTGCATCTACGTACAGTAGCTGTCTATCCGGGGCTACACCCACCACCACAATCGCGGCGTAGTCTCCCGCGCTATCGGCCCGTCCGCGCGACGGGTCAATGGCCATTATCCAGTGAGTTGCTGGTGGCGGCCAGCGGTCCTCCCCGACCCACAGCCAGTCGCCAAAATAAGACTCTGGGAACTCCGTGCCCCCCGCTTCCACCGGATCCTGTTGATAGAGTGCAGCGAACGCCCTTAGATCCTGCAGCCGCAGTTTTTCTAGCGCCTGTAAATCCATAAACGCCGGCCACAGTGGTTCACCCGGTCGACGTGGATCTAGCGGACTGGACAGCCGTTCATCGGCGATCGCGGGGAACGACAGTACAGCCCAGTCTGCGGCCGAGCCCCTGAGCAGTCTGCCCACGAGATCATCCCTGTGCCACCTAGTGGAACACACAACGATCCGACCCCGTTCACTCAATCGACTGACGAGGTCGCTAGTAAACCACTCCCACACCCGCTCCCGATAGCGTTCGCTTTCTGCCTCCTCACGACTTTTTATCGGATCGTCCACGATAGCTACGTCCGCACGGAGCCCCGTTATAGCGCCGCCTATTCCAGTGGCCCTCAGGTATCCCCCCTGAGGCAGTTCCCAAAAGCTCTCCCGATCGATGTAATCGCTGCCTCGCGGGGCGAGCGCTACCTGAGGGAATGTGCACTTGTACCAGTGGCCGCCCATAATCCGCCGAATGTCCCTGCTATGGGCCTCAGCTAGTGTCGCTGTATGCGTGGTTACGATGATCCGGGTTTTCGGATCTCTCCCTAGCATCCACGCCGGGAAACGCCTGCACACCAGCTCGCTCTTCCCATGCCCTGGCGGCATGCACACTATGAGCCGCAACAGCTCCCCCTCGGCCACCTGACGCAGATATCTAGCAAGCACCCTATGATGCCAATTGGCCCGGTAATCGGGCTTAGTGAGTTTAGTGAACGCCAGTAGACTACGCCTCGCCAAATGTAGCGCCGCGCGTCTCGCTAGCTCCAGCCTCACGCCTTGCTTCATCGATGACCTCAAACAGCCGAAGCGTTTCCGTATCGATCTCCTCCTCACTCATCTCCTGTATAGGTGGCCACGGGTTCACCGGCCGCGCGCCCTCTGGATCTAGCCGGTTAATCAGGAAGACAAGCAAGCGCGCACTGGCCCGATCCCGTCTGTCCCTGGCCCGGTCAATGGCCTCCCCGACAAGCCGCTCCCATACCATCTGCCTCGCCTGGGCCACTGCCTCCCGGTAGGCGGGCCTTTCCAGCCACTTATAGTGCAGCCGCCGAGAGATCCCTACAGCCTCCGCCGCCCCGAGGATGGTACCGCACTCGGCGAAGGCTTCCAGAAACTGGATCTGCTTCGGCCTCAGCCCCGGGGGCCAGTTGCTACGCATCACACTACCAACCTAAAACGACGCGAACCGTATTCCCTAACAACACCACTACGAGTCCTGCAATCCCCGACGCCAGCCATATTAGGGCGTTTACCCTAGTGGACAGCCCTATACCACCGTTTCCCCAGATTTCTCGTTCCAGCCGCTCGATCCGCCTGCAGAGTGCAGGTAGCATCCCTGCTATTTCGGCCACCGACACCCGCACGTCGTCCAGTTTTTCCTCTACCCGCTGTAATCGTTCGCTGTCGTGTGTCACTCGTCTCCCTCCGGATCGACAACAACTCTCACCGCCCAACCATCTGTCCAAAACGCATCCCTGAAATAACTCTCGGGTACGATCGCCATACCCCGCTGCCCCCAATCCGGCCCCCACGAATTTACAACTTTCACCCCCCATTGGTTGTATTTTTGAGCGAGCCCTACCGCACACATAGCATGTCCACCTGCCCGCCCTACGCGGCTAGGGATCCACCCATCAGGCCCCGGGATAAAGTTAGCGCCTATCAATATACCAATGTTTACCCCAAAGCCTAACTGAATAGCGCTCGCGATATGCTCAAACGTAGGGCAATCCCAGGCTTCCAAAACACGAAACTTCTTGGCATCCTCTTCCCACCCCTTCGGCCACCTGGACGGCTGCCAGTGGAGATGGGGCACAATACTGGCGCGGCAGACACCTCGCAGTTCCAGCTCCCGTATCGCATCAACTAAAGTCGATCCTGCGTCCCGCCCCCCATTTATACGTCCGTACAGGTTGCCTGCAGAAAGCTCGACATAGGGCGCCCCCGCTGCAGCACGAAGCAGGTGGATCGCCTGCACACTAGCAAACGCATTACAGGCGCCTGTCCTGCCCTGGTCTAAAACCCGGGTTATGAAATGGCTCCAGTCGCACGGCCGCCACTCGGCGCCCGGGATTAAACGTCCCCCTCGGCTCGTGCCGAACACCGGGTAAACGCTTCCCGGATACGCCGTCCGGGGCAAACACCCCAGAACACGCTCCACTCCAGCAATCAACGCTACAGTTGCCATAGAGAATCACCACGGGCAGTACGGACCTACACATGGACCTACGTACACTGGGGCAGGCCGCCGACTCCCTTCCGTACGCGACTGGGCAGCCACCACAAGGCCCAGCTTGCCTAGAATAGTGACAAACTCGCCTCTATTACGCGGAGCACTAAACGAATGATAACTTCCATCCTTAGAAATCGCTAGCAGCCGAGGCAGCCCCTCGCGAATCGCTACCTCAATCCACGCTTTCAACTCCCTCGGCACCTGCCCCCGCTCGTCCTTAACATCCTTGTCCACCACCCGGAACTCCCAGCCAGCAGCCTGGAGTGCTCGACGGATGTTCACGTCATTCTGCGCAAGCGCCTGTTCTACGGTTCGCTCACTCGACTCTTCAATCCACAGGAGGATGTACGGAGGTTTAGGCTCCGGCCTTGGAGGCTCCGGCCTAGGAGGCTTCGGATCTGGCCCCGGTTGAGGGGCACTCCCGTTCCGGAATCTATGCACCACTATCCGTGGGGCGCCATCATTGCAATCGGCAGCCACTATCACGACCGATGCGGGCCTAGATGAGGCAAAAATCAGCCCCCGATCGCCCCCGGGAAGAACTACCTCCAGAAAACGAGCCGCCATCTCCTCCGGAAGCACTTTCCACGTTACCGGCCCTGAGGCGCCATCAAACCGGAAAACGGCCAGGTCTCCGGGCTCTACCTCGGTTGGACCTACGATGGCCAGCCCGAACACTAACGCCAGAAAAGCCCACATCGACTAGGTCTCTCTATCCGTCCCTCGCTCTAACTCGCCCAACGCGTCACTGAAACTCCTGTACACAGGCGCGAACCCAGGCCCTAACAGTCGATACAGCACCAAAACCAACTCCGCCACCTCCTTGGCAATCAATAAAGCCTCTCCCGGTGTAATCCTCCCGTCAGCACTAGCCTGCCGCACCGCCTCAATAACGTCCCGCAGCTCTTTAACTAGGTCCATAACCAATCTCCCTATTCGACTCTGCCGACGCACCCACTGTACAAACACTCCCCAAAACAATTATACCGCCCACCCCCCAACCCGCCAGCACCTAAACGCCACATTAGTAGAGATCAGCCAAGATTAGTAGAGATCAGTTGCCAAATCACCTTAGTGATCTCTACTAAAATATGTCCGTTCCTGGCCGTTCCTGGCCGTGCGCGGCCGCTCCTGACCGGAAATAGTAGAGATAGTAGAGATGACCTCTGCTGTCCACCCGCTACTGTCTTTGTGTCCTGCCATTTTTCCGATCGTTTTGATCGATCACGATTTCCCCCTTACGGTTAGCACTACTATCTCTACTATCTCTACTGTTTTCGGCCAGGAACGGTCAGGAGCGGTCAGGAGCGGTCAGGAGCGGACAATTTTTAGTAGAGATAATATTTGTGATCACTCTACTAATCTCTACTATTTCGGCCTGCATCTCTACTGCCTCCGTCGCTCGTGGTCCGTTTGAGGGGGCTTATTCTTCCTCCTGTCTCCACGCCTGTTCACTACGCTCAATCCGGTAGCGGGTGTACCCCATTGTTTTGCCTGCTGGGACTAGCCGTCGGCCACCGTACTCCTGTTCGGCCATTCGCCTAAACAGGTAGCCCAGTGAGTCGTGTGCCAGTGCCTTGGGAGCTACGCTGGCGCTTAGGAGCGTTTCTAGTTCCTGTGCCTCTGGGGAGTTGTGCCTGGATGTTTGTAGCAACTGCAGCACAGTGCGAACAGTAAAATGCTGGGCAGCGAATTGCCGGTCTAAAAGTTCAAGAATCGCAATTTTCCGTTCGTAATCGGGGTCATCTTCGAGTTTTACTCTAGCGGTCCAGGGGTCGGGATAACCTAACCAAATGAGCGACTCGCGGACTATCTGGCCCCATTTCCTGAAGATGGTCAGCGTCGGGACCTGCCGTGATATAGGTCTCCCTGCGATCAGGTACGCTTTTGCGATGATGAGAAAGCAGCTAATCAATTCCTTCCTGACTTTTTGGGTTAACGCGATTACATCAGGGGGATTGCCGGGAGCCATATCTGGGTCGCCCGTCTGAGTTCGGCTATCAAGATGCACCTCGAGAGTCCTGCGCGCCAGATCTCCGCCAACCTGGACGTTATTGCCATTAATAAGGTAAAGAAACCGATTGGGGTGTTCCACAATTCTGCTTTCCCCAAGCAAGCGGAAGGATAGTCGCGGGCTGGTCAGAAAGCTGGCCAATTGATCACTACTCAGTCGCTTGTTGTAGTTGTCGATACTGATAACAGGCCAACCCTGATGGATAGCGCTCTCGATGCGCTTATCGATCTCCTCGTGCGCCTCTCTAGGTGTTATTCTGGATACTACTCGGCCTGTGGCAATAACAGCCACAAGGTCAGCAAGCAAAGTTTTGCCTGCGCCCTGTCTCGTCGCTGATATCATGAATAGCGGTGTCTGGTCGAGTGAAGGGAGAACTGCAGCGGTATAGAGGCAGGCTAGGCCCACGCTTTCAGAAAGGGTATTAGCGAACTTAAAGGGAAGCGAGTGCACTAGTGTCAATACCCCATCCAGGGCGCGTTTAGCGTTTTCTATCGTGGGCCTTTCGGGTATTTGCTCTAGAATGTCTGTCCAGTTGTCGGTGAAGAAAAGGCCGGTTTCGGAGTCGTGCCCTAAGGGCGCCCGTATCTCTCCGTTTGTGTCGATATAGGGCGTGTAGGCGAACCCAGCGAACGGCAGAAGAGTAGTTTCAGGATTGTCTAGGAGAAGAGAGAGAACACTGGAGGGAATAGGTCTTTCTTCAAGAGTTTCAGGATCTGTGAAGCGGACGTGGTCCGCCAGCAGGAGAAGGACGGCTTCCGGTGACGGAGGATGGATCTGATACTCTAACTCGCTGTTTTTCGCTGCCGAGCATTTTTTTACCACAACAAGACTAGAGCCCATCCGGTAAAGCGGCACCGCCTTGGTGACGATAACATGTTCAAGCTGTTTGACGATTCGCTTTAATCGCTGCGGCAGGGGCGAATACTCGATGACTGTACGGTTGTCATCCTTGTAGTCGACGAGGGACCGGATGGCACGGATGATAGACTCGGGCACTCCTGCTTCTAAAAGAAGAGAAGCGGCTGCGACATCTTCCAGTGGTTTGTCATAGGTAGTTTCCAGTGTTTTATATCTATCGGGCAAGTTGTTGTTGGGCAGCAGTGCGACACATTCATCGTAGATGCGTTGACTATCCTCGCGTGAGAGGCCGCTGCGGCGGAGCAACCCGGCCAAACCCAGCGACAGTTTGTGCCGACTGCCATCGGTCCAGTATGGCGCCAGGAGTTCTTTAAGTTGGCGGGCGACTACGTTAGTGTCGCGAGCCGTGGGCGGTTTGGCCTGCCGTTGCTGTTGGGGAGTTAGTTGGCGCCGGGGCGTCGCGCGCTGTTTTTTGAAGATGGCTTTGAGCAGTTTAGGGGGCACAGGGGAGATATCGCGATCATTAATGAACCTGTACCTGTGGCCAGAGGGATGTAAGGACGGGGCAACGACCACGAACTGTCCGTCCCGTTTAACTTCGATATGATCTCCCAGCTGCGACGCGAGGGAAAAACCAGCAGGGACGTCGGGGTACTGAAAAAACAGATGTACACCGCGCCCGGTACGGGCAACAAGGGTATAGTCTCGTGTAAGGCCAAACTCTTTTTTAAGCCAGAGAAGCTGTTTTTCAGGCTGGTCGATGTCGAGAACCAGCACGCCAGACGCGCGACCGCAAACTAGTCCGAGATTGCATTTTAACGGAAGGAATTTTTGAAGAAGGGCCTCATCAAATCTAGTTGTAGTCTCCCAGCCTACGATCATGGGGTGTTTTCCCGGGGTTCTGCACAGTGGCTCACCCGAGGCCAAGCGCTTGATATCCCCACATCGACAGAGGAACTGGTTGTTGCACTGCGTTAGGCCGTAAACGGGAATAATCGGCCAATCACGACTTTTGTATGCGGCCACCGCTTGTTCAATCGTGCAGATGGAAGAAAGGCCGGCGCCTGAAAAACGGTTACTGTGTGTTTGGGGCTGGGTGTTGTTCATGTGTACGGACCCACTCTCGTAACGTATCCGAGCGGAACAGTCGTCGACTGCCTATTTGTACAGTAGGCAGTTTTCCTTCCTTTACTAGCCGCCGGATCGTTCGCTCACTAACTCCGAGTACAGCGGCAGCTTCGCGGATGTTCAGTAGCAGTTTCCCAGGGGAGTTATCCATGGGGCCTCCTTAAACGGCCTTGGTGTAATTGGTCTACCTAGGGACAGCCGTTAAAAGACCATGTCATTTTCCGACTGAGCCCGCTCTTGCGGAGAAGAGGTAGAGATTTGTCTGGCCGGCTTGCTGCGGATTTTGGCGGTTAGCTTTTGTACGCGGCCTTCGTCAGGCTGAGTTACCTCTTGCGGTTCTACGTCGAGTACAGGTTCAGGAATGTCAAGTGCCTCCTCAGTGATGGAGAACCCTCGCAGCACGTCGGGAAACGCGTCGCGGAGGGCCCAGGAGCGGGCGCGCATCTGGAGCATGCGTTGTGGGTACTGCTGCCATGGGCCAGGTTTGCCCCACAGATTCGCTCGTACAGCATCCTCTACAGTAAACTCGCGGGTAACAGGTTTTCCGGGACGGCGCCGTACTGTACATCTAGCACCTATCAGTTTTCCGCTAGCGGGATCGTAGAGTATCTCCTCAGAGAACACAGACTCATCCCAGTCGGGGTGAGTTTTACATAAGGCGAGAGCGGCGTCTCCCCACACAGCAGGGCGTCCGTTGATCACCGCAATGTTTTGCAGGGACGCGAGTGGGCCCAGACCGATTTCTGCACCGAAAACCATGGTAACGGCGATAGTGTTCGCGTCAGTGCCTTTAGGCGCCAGTCCGCTTTCCGCGACCATTTTGGCGAAGCGCAGATAGTCGTCGACGGTGGACAACCGAATAGGGGCATTGGCCCGCTGGGCTGTTTGGACGACGGCAGGTACATGGTCATTGTTCATTTCGAGCAGCCTCCCTTAGATCAAAACGGTGATAGGTGGACAACCGTTCAACCTCTTTAGCAACCTCCGGATAGCGGGTGCGAAGCAGGTCGAGGTCCACTGCACGCCGCTGCACCTCAGTATAAGAGAGTTTCCAGCCGGAGGGAGCGATGCCGATTTGTGCATCACCTAACGCGGTTATCAACTGTCGCTGTAACAGTTCGCGCCGCTCGTCAAGCTCTTTTATCTGCTGGCGGATTGCGACATACTCGGCTATGAGAGGATCAACCTCCGCTGGTAAGTGTACTGTGGTCGGCGTTCTTCGAATCTGCTGGAGATACTCCAGTGGCGGGGGCTCGTCAGATGGTGGAATGCGTGGCTGAATGTGGTTTCTCCAGAAGGCAACACACCTCTCGACGATGGCGTGGATGAGCTCGGGGTAACGGGGAATTTTGTACAGACGCCATTCAAAACCTCGACGCGACGCGAGGAGAAGAGGCACATAGGCGACTTCCAGCCCCGTAACAAACAGGGCATGCTGAGTCTGCACCAGCACGTAGTCAGGAACGTCGCTGGACAGATCGTCACCCCACCCTTCAGGGAAGGAGGACGTTTTGGCCTCGATGAGCGCGTGGGAGGCGATCCCGTCGCATGTCGCGGAAAGGATGGGTTGCTCTTTAGATACACGGAACACGTTGTGGCGGACGTTTGTTAGCCCCACCCTTTCCGCGGCGTACTTAACCAGTGTTCTTTCAAGCCGTCGGCCGGTCTCCATAGCTTGAGAGTCTGGTGTTTCTATTTCAGAGACTTTTCTCCAGTAGATGTCGGCGGGAGTTTCCCAGGGGGATACCCCGCAAATTGCCGGCGATTCCGATGCCCCTATGTGCCGTCGACGGCGCTTTTGTCGGTGTTCGCTGAGCATGTCAGTTCATCTCCTGTCATTACGACTCGTATGATCCGCGGTTTCCAGACGCGGCGATTCCTGCGCCGTAGGCGCCTCCACCACCACAGCTCGATCGATCCTCCAGCACGGAGCCACGCCACAGCAGCAGCACGCGTAGACTCATCCTCCATGATCCGCTGCAGATGTCTGCCATGTCCGCAGGTGTAGGCCTGTATAGCGACGATGGAGCGTTCCCCGATGGCCACAATATCGATAAACCCGAAAAGATCTTGGCGTCGTTTCGCCTGGGGAATCCACCGTTCGACGACGTCGGCGACGATATTTGTTTCTCGCAGGTACCGTAGGGTTAGTTTGTTGGCCTGAGTGCCCATACGAGTGTTCACCTAGTTGCTAGTGGCATGAGGAGGGCGCGGTATCCGCCTGCCCGAATCTGAATGGGCTGTGTCGGCCCGTAGAAACCCAGCAGAGCATTTTTTTCTCTAATCGGATGTAAGGCCTCAAGAAGGTATCGTGCACGGACCCTGAGTGCGACCTCTCCGTCTCGGATCGCACGTACGGGTAGGCGTCCACATCCCTTTGCGGCTTCACTCTCTGCACCGATGTAAAGCGTGTTCTGAGCTACCGTCAGAGTCACTGGTTGCATCGCCCCATCGACAGCGCGGGCGATTTGCCGGATTAAGCGGGCAAGCTCACTAATGTCGACCTCAGTCTCTATGGGAGGTTCTTGACTAGGCAGAACCTTTTTCCAGTCTGGATAGTGCCCAGAGAGCCTGCGCAGCCATACTGTGTACAGTGGTGAAGTGACGCACAAAAACGACGCGTTATAGGCCAAACTAACTGTATCAGTACTAAGCAGTTTTAAAAGCACGCCGATTGCTCGTAGACCGTTGGGCAGTACGAGAATATTTCTCCAGGTGCACGGCCGTTCCATCTGCACTGAGGCAGTGTATGTGGCCATGCGTTTATTATCTGTGGTGACGACGGTGAATTGGTTCGGCTCGTCTATGTCAAAAAGCACTCCATCTAGTGCGCAGTACTGGGTTTCGCGCGTTGTCGCGTACAGTACATGACGAAGAGCCTGCAGAAACTCCTCGGCAGATATGGTAACCGGATCGACCTCGCTAGCACGATCGGGAAGCGGCGGAAACTCGTTTACCTCTGGCGTATGAAACTCGACGGCGGCTGTACTGCTGGACACCAGTACACCTGAGTCGGTTGTGCAGAAGTGGAGATGACTGCCCCTCTGCCCGGCTAAAAAACGAAGAAAACGGGCCAGGGGAATAAGCGCAGCCCCATCTTCGTCAAGGATGGCTGCCTCAGTTTTCACCTGGCAGAAATGGTCGAAATCGGTGAAATCGATAGCTACCTCCTGTTTCCTGGCTACGATGCGGACATGCGGCGCGATACGCCCACCTATGGCTGGACTAGGGCACAGCCGTTCAGCTGCCGCTAGCACCCGTCGCAGTGACTGTGTTTCGAGGGCAATCTTCATGGCTATGGTCCCTTCTCGTTAGTGCAGTAGAGGCTAAACAAAAAGACCCTCCCCCACCATCGTCATGATGGCGAGGGAGGGGGGAGGCGGAGCCGGGAGGAGGCTCGACGTCTGTACATTCGGCCTTTTCTCTTAGCTAGTTGTTCATAAACCTTAGGACACACTCTATAAATAACCACTACCGGGCGATGGGACGTTTCGTGACCGGGAGTGTCCACCCCACTGTATTCTAGAGCAGGCGCCTGACGGATATACACCCGATAGAGAGGCGGACGAGTGATGCGGACTGTCTGGGTGATCAGGAGGAGATGGTGCATGCGTCTAGGCGGGCAGGTGCGTGAGCAACAGATAGCTAAACTGGGCGCAGTTGCGGGTTCGACGGAGGATGACATAGGGCGTGTCCTCCAGGGAGTCCCCCCACCAGTCGTCACGACGGTGGGGAGGGCTGGATTCTCGTCGGGTCAGTGCAGTGCCGATTGGCCGTCAGCTACACTTTTAGCTCTCACGAATGCTGCGAGGCCGCCGCTTCAGAAGCAGCCCGGAAAGCTCGATGTAGCGCGGGGATCCGAACACGACAATAGACTGTCCCCGACCGAGCCGGGCAGAAGCGTAGATGCGGCCCTGCCGGATGGTTCCGCGGCACCATCGGATCTGGCCGTCGGGCCGGACCACGCGGATCACGCCCGGCGAGACCTGTTCGGCACGCCAACCCGTGCTGGTGAGAATGGAACGCTGCAGCATCGCAGTACCTCCCGTGGGCTAGAAAACCCTACTCCGCCAACCATGCCCATAGATTCACGTCCCTGATGCGCCCGCCGCTAGTCGTCCCGACAGTGGCGGGGGAGGGAACTGGAATCTACGGGCGACCAACCACGTTCCGCCTCCCGTTTCTGATGCTATTTTAACCACGGTTAAATATGCATGTCAAGACCCCACCCCCAAAATTTTTTCTAAGCACCTCGCCTGACACCTACGAGGCAGCATTTAGTAGGAGTGCATAACAGGGGCACTAGATCTAGACGGACGCAAGGGGCCGCTCAGGTACGAAAAGGGTCTCTATGTCTCTAAACGTAGTAGGTTTAGAATATCGTGGGGTTCGTTTTGGTTTTGGGTTCTCTTGTTTCCATCGCACGACGTCCTCCAGGCAGACTGCGATGGCGTTTTTCCCCAGCCGCACGTAGCGGATTTGCCCGTAGCGCCTAGCGAGCATCCATATCCACTGCCGACTGGTACCGATGATCTGTGCCGCTAGTGGCGTAGACACCCAGTGTACATCATTCTGGGTAGTGTTCATGTGTGTCCTCCGTTAAAAAACGACTGTACGCGTTAGTATAGCGCCATAGCGCTCTACGTCAACAGCTGGCCGCTTGTTCACTAGTCACAAGGCAGCGTCGACTCTTCCAGCTCCAGCACGAGCTCGGCAACATCCCGGTCGAGCTCAGGGCGTACGTGCACAGGCCAGTCCACTGCGGGAATAGGAACGCGATCATACCACCCTTCATCGTCAGGCCCCCTCATAAACCACTGAGAATGCCACGTTCTCGTTAGCCAGTGAAACGCGTAGGTGGGCCCGTAGAACCGGTCGTAGTGTACAGGCGAACCATATGTTTCCTGCAAACGGGCGAGCATCTGCTGGTCATAGTCCGCCCTGCGAGTGTCAGGCCATCCTCCGACTGCTCTGCAGGCATCTAGCCGCAGAGCCAGTGCTCCGTGAAACCGGCCAACGGCGCGTTCGCACGCTAGGCCCTGATAGGTCGAATAGACCCACTGAGGATGAGCCCACGGGCCCTCTTGTAGAGCGAGAGCAACCGCTTCTAAATGTCTGTTCAGGTATAGATCGTCATCGTCCCAGACAACGAGCCCCTCGGTAGAGCCCGGTAGCATCTCCAGCATCGCGTTGTATTTGGCCGAGAGCGACGGGTATCGTGTAGGCACAGAGATGATCTTCCAGTTCTCCCCTTCTTCGGGATGGATTTTCCCCGAGTCGTCAAGGGCCAGAAAAAACCGCTTCTCTTTAGGATAGGTTTGACGCTCGAATAGCGCGAGTGCCGTAGCTAGTGCATGCGGCCTGAAATAGGATGGACAGAGGCATGTTAGATACATACTACCTCTCCTTTTACCACTTACCTAAAGGACAACGCGATACAGCCCACCGTGCTTTTCTGCGGATCGGGCAGCCACATACTGTACAAAACTCGCCCTGGCGTCGGTCGCACAGTGCACAAATGTTGAGCCTCTCCTGGAATACCTCTTCGGGCACAGTCGCTGCGCCACTAGCCAGGTGCTCAATTGCAGAGAAGGTGAACCCTTTAAGGCGCTCAAGAAAACTAGGTAGGGCCTTGGTGGCGAACCGCGCCTCACGCGAGACCAGAATGAACCCGGCGCCCTCGGTTTCTGCCGCCAAGACAACATAAACTGAACCCGTTGAAGTGAGCCACTCCCGAACGCGCTTCAGGATCGTTGTTTCGCTCCTCGTTTCGCTGTGTTTGGTATCGGGACGATAAACGGTGACGGTAATTTCATCAGCCAAGCCTGTGTTGGCAAAGGCGATGGTCGGCCATTTGTAGAGGCTGTCTTTGATGCGATCGAAAAAGAGCCCTAGGGGCTGTGGCGGATCGTATATCAGCACCTCAGTGCCGTCCGGCTCAGGGAGAACATCGATCCCACCACGAATCAAACGCTCGGCAGTCACTGACGGTGCTGGGCTCCTGTACAGGGCCCGAGGCAGTAGCCGGGCCCAGCGGGGATCAACAGTGACTACGGCCACCTGGTCGTCTCCGTAACCTAGGTCAGCGAGTTTATGGGCAATTGCCTCTAGCTCTGGCCGCGGCGGCCTGTCGCCGCAGGAGCCGCAGCGGCGCTGTTGTTGTGGTGGACGGGGGGCAGGCACGAGAGCCGGAGGTTCGTATGGCTTGTCAATGTTCTCTAGCAGAGAGTTGAACTCCTGTTCACTAAGAAGGTTTGGC